CGTGGTCCAACGTACTAGATGCAGGAACATTCTAATGGCTGGCAGTATCTTAAAAGTCTTACGCTCCAATACCGCAGGCAATCGCCCTTCTGGCAGAGCATATGGTGAACCGTATGTCAACTTTGCTGATGGTCAATTCGGTATTGTTAATCCTAGTGGTGCGAATCAGGATCTTCTAGGCACACCAATCTTTTCTACGCTTGCGAGTTACCCGGCTAATGTCGCAGTCAATAATGGCGGGCGTCTTTATAGATCATTAGTGGCTATTACACCTGGAGCATTTAACCCGGCAAATTGGTCTCAATTTACAACTTCGTATGATACTGATTTAGCATATCTGAAATTATCTGGTGGAACCTTAACTGGAGCATTGACCCTAGCAGCAGATCCTGCAGTTAACCTTGGAGCCGCAACAAAGCAATATGTCGATAATAAACCGACCGGTGGAGCTCCACAATGCGGATATTTTTATGCTGCTAGTTCAAGTCAATGTCTATATGTCCCATACTATGGGGCTACTGTCCGTATAAGTTCTGTAGATCATCTTCTCCCTGGTGGTGGTCTTAGTTGGACTAATACTAATCAACGTGTTGAAAGTGTGAATGGTCAAAGTCTTGCAGGTAGTACGAACTATTATGCCTATGTCTATTGGACAGGAAGTGCTATGGCAACTAATTTTTCTCAAACTAGTTGGGCTTATGATTCAGGAACTAATTCTGGTGTCGCTGTAAAAAGTAACGATAATACACAATCGTTGGTAGGATTAGTTACGACAAATGCTAGTGGGCAATTTGTTGATTCTGTTAATCAAAGAATGGTTATATCATGGTTTAATAAGCGATGGAAGACATCAGCCGTAGGTCTTGGTAATAATAGTACAAGCTCATCTACTCCTGTTGCTATAGGAACTCCAGTCTATGTCACGGTGTGGGGTGATGAAGATGTACAAGCTTGGGTGAATGGGCAAATGGGTGGTGTTTCTGGTGGGTTTTGTCAATGCTCAATTGGTATAGATGGTGGAAATAGTTGGGGTTCTGCAATAACTTTTTCTTCTGATTATTATACTGCTGCGATGTCAGTGATTGGTTCTGGTCTTTTGGGTTCTTCTGGAGTACACTATTTCTATGTGTTTATAGCACAATCTGGCTCATCAGCAGGAATGACCTTAAATAATGGGAACCTGTTCTGTAGGATAAGAGGATGACAGACATAAAAATTGGACCTACCTTTGGCGAAGAGTTAATCGCTGCCGGGTTAGGAGGGTTGCCTATGTCATGGAGCGACTTAGGCGATCTCAATTTCACAGATGATGTAACAGAGGAGCAGCGCAAGAAAGTAAAGGATGTGCTTAAGAAGCATGATCCTAAAAAGGTGCTGTTGGGACCAATGGAAAAGTTGGAGGCACGGATAGCAGCACTAGAAATGGCTGTAAAGGAGCTAAAGAAATGAAGATCGCAATCAGCTCTGGTCATGGCAAGCTAGTCCGTGGCGCTAGCGGGTACCTCGATGAAGTAGACGAGGCGAGGCGCGTTGTCGAAGCGTTGGCTGACAATTTGGAAGCCGTTGGCGTGGATGTGGTAACATTCCATGATGACACATCCACAACGCAGAGTGAGAATCTTGAAACTATTGTCGATTTCCACAATTCCGAGACCAGGGACTTGGATGTAAGTGTTCATTTTAATGCCTATCAAACTACGAATAATCCCATGGGGTGTGAGGTTCTGTATGTAACACAAGATGAATTGGCACACGAAGTGTCGCGTGCGATAGCAAATTCCGGAGGATTTATAAATCGTGGTGCGAAAAAGCGCACAGATTTGTATTTCTTGAATAACACAGATGCACCAGCTATTCTGCTTGAGGTGTGCTTTGTGGACAGCAAGGAGGATGCTGACTTATACCGTAAGAACTTTGAAAAAATATGCTTCATGGTTGCTAGCGTAGCAAGGCCCACGGACCCTGAATTTGTTAGCCCCACAACTGGGGAGTAACGCCGTTACGCCGCAAGCCCGCTACTGCCCTATACCCCCACATTCCGACGCACCAGCGGGCTTTATAAAAACACCAATAAAAACAAAGGGTTAGCCGTATTTCCTAGACCATGGTTTCCATTTTTCATATAGAAGCTTTGCTCCCATGTGGCTCATACCAAACTTACCCCCTAACATTCTCCAAGTATAGCCTTTATCCCGTAGTCGAATAATTTCTAAAACCTGTTTCTGGTTTCTTGGTTGTCCATGTTTTGACCGTTCTATATCAGCCATTTCTTAAACTCATCTCCTTGTAGGGTTGAGGAAATAGTAATCTTCTTACGAAGTACCTTTATCAGTTTTTCATCCAATGTACCCCGACATCGTAGGTCTATGTACGTAACGGATTTGGTTTGTCCGATACGGTGTGCTCTATCTTCAGATTGTTGCCGATCCTCGTTATCAAAGCTGTTTGCGAAATAGATAACGAGATTACATGCAGTCCAGGTATTTCCAAATTTTCCAACGCTCTGATTACTAACGATAAATCTGCATTTGTCGTCTGACTGTATACGACTACGAGCTTCAAGTCGTTCGTCAATGTTTGTTTCACCCCAGAATCCAACTGTACTATCATCACCAAACTCCTCCCTTAACGCTGTGACAACCTTACGTAATGCCTGGGGATAAGGCGCCCAGATGATAGCCTTTCCACTATGGTTTCGCAATATTTCGACAACGGCCATGGTTCTGTTTTCTGGGATGTCCACCAAGGACCCATCTTCAGCACGTATATGTCCGCACAAGATGTGTTGCATTTTACCCAATTGATCGAGTTTGATTTTGGCTGTAGAGAATACGCCATTGTTTACCTCTGTCATTGCTAGATCACGCATGTCGCAGTATGCCTTAAACTGTTCTTCTGTTAGTTCTACATCCCAAAATTGATAAATCTTAGGTGGAAGATCAAGCACTTGGTCTTTCGTAACCCGGTAACTCTTTTCCATGATCTTTTTGTTAAGTTCGTCCAGATTACGATAGCTAAGGATTACTACAGCTTTTTTCCATTCTGGGACATTACCGTCCCGTGCCTTCACGGCAGCAGGTCTAAAATCAACTTTCTGTGTTACAGCATAACGGATCCTAAAATTGTTGAAATTGCGACTCCCTATAATTTTCCAGTCTAAGAAATAATACTGCGTGTATAGATCCATTGGGCTTTCTGGTGCTACCAGTCCACTTAAGATCCGTCTAGCTGCAAACCTATCAGCCAAGTGCCGGAGTATAAACTTTGTTCTTGCTGCGGATTCATGGGCTATGGTGGTTGATTCATCAATAACTCCAATAACCTTGCGACCATGGACAAACTCTAAAAGATATTCGCGGGCCTCTCCTGCCCGGTTAAGGGCTTCTATGTTCATAGTAAGGAATCGTGGGCCTTTAGCATGAAGCAATTCATGCAATCTCTTTCGATGGGTCGCACTGGCTCCGCTTCTCCACCAGCCAACGTTGAGAGTTGCCAGTGTTTCTGGTGATATCCATTTTAGTAGTTCCCCGGGGTCTTCCGGCGTACCAATCCAATTAAGATAGCAGCCCTTCGGCGCAAGTACAACAAGATCTTGGCAATGATTACCCGGTATTCGTGCCAGCCAATCCTCAATAACCGGGCGCGATTTACCAGTTCCCTGCTCCATAATGAGCGCAAAGACCCCATGGCTCCAAAGTAGTTCCTTAGCTGCGTTTTGATGTTGATATGCTGGTTCCATGTTTCCTATGCTGCTTTGCTTCGTGTTCATCTGCCATCATTCGCATGAAACCATTAACTGAACGACTACCGCGTGTTCTTAATCCAGCTTGAATATATTGATCCAATGCTTCTGGTTTCATATACTTTGCCAAAAGATTGTAGGTAAATCTTACAAAGTCAGAGCTATCTATTTTCGCCATTTAGTCCTCATCTATAGGCTCATCGTGCCAGTAATCGGGATCTTCTAATACATCTTGCCGGTACTTCAGGCGTTTCTTTGGCCAACAAGACGGACACGCGACACAGAGTTCTATGCCGCGTGCGTCGTGTTTCCACTCTCCAACAAGCCCCGAGCCACAGTCACACAGTTTTGCCATTTGGTTTCTTCCTTGTGCGCGGTTTTCTCTTTCTGCCCTGCTTGAGAAGCCAGTTAGCTTGCTTCTCAATTTCCTTTACATAGTCGTATTCTTTTGCCTTGGTGTAACCGACAAGAACAGAGCCATCGCGTGCAAACCCATCTCGTCGTACATAACCAAGAGCAGCGGCAACCTGGGTCGCTGTCGCATTTTGTGGACATCGAGTTGGACCATTGAACCAATTATCCAATGTTCCAGCCGCCACCCCGGTAATCTGGGAAGCTTTGTGGTTGTTCAGTTTTTCGTCGGACTTGACCACAGTGCGCAGTGCATCGATGATTGGGTCCTTATCTATAAACTGGTAGTTCCTGTAAATTGTGACCTTGGCCATCACGCACCTCTCCCCTTAGCCGTGAGGTGGTAAGTTCCATCTTTAGAGCGTGTCGCCAACTTATCTTGCTGTAGGTGCCAGAGCACAGAGTTAATGGACTTACCTGACCGGCCCTGTGCTTCAAAGAAAATCATTAAGTCCCTACGACTTGCGGGTTTCTTAGCTAGTATTTTGAGCGCAAGGCTCTGACCATTTTCTTCGGACCGGGGGTGGTGAGATCTGAAACCATTGGGCTTCGCTTTTGGTTCCTCCATTTGCA